TTTTGAGGGCAACATTGACAAAGCAGAAGCACAGAAAGCTGTGAATGGGTTGTATGCTGAAATGATTAAAGTAGAGCAAAAGATTACCTACTTGAAGCAGAGAGTTAAGGAACTTTTAAATGTGGATAAACACCAAATTGACAAGTCCGAAACACCATGTTAAACTAAGTACAAGTCAGTGATGAGAGTCACGACAAGAACAATTTTATAACTATATTTAAGGAGGACGTTCAAATGATGAACAACGCAGAAATTATCAAAGGAATTGACATGACAATCGCAGGTCTTGAGACCATCAAGTCTGCACTCGCAGGAAATGCAGAAGCACCTGCAACAGCACCTAGCAAGTCAGTTGCAAAGAGAGAAAAGGTGCAGAAAGAAGAAGCTATGAACGCACCTGTTGAGAGTGATGGTGCAGAAGCAGTAGTAGGCAAGTTTGACGTTGAGCAGTTGCAGTCCATGAAGTACAACGACTTCAAGAAGTTAGCGGCTTCCCTTGGTGTTAAGTGCACAGGTACTCGTGATGAAATCATGGAGCGTATTTTAGCACTTGATGTGACAGTGACCAAAGATGACGCAGTGGTAAGTGAACCTGCCGAAGAAGACGCAGAGGAAACACCTGCAAAAAGTAATAAGCCTGCAAAGAGCAAGAAACTTGGTAAGAAAGAAGCTGATGAGCCTACCACAGATGAGTTTGACGAACAGGCAGAAGAGATTGCTAAAGAGACTCCTGTAGAGGACATTATTGAAGCACTTGCAAGTGTTGAGGTTAAGGCTACCAAGAAGAACGCTGTTCAGAAGTTAGCAGAAGCGTTGAGAGCAGGTCTCATTGAGTTAGACGCTGATGATGAAGAAGATGAAGCAGGTGATGACGCTGATGATGAAGCAGAGGACACAGCAGAAGCAGTTGCAGATGATGACAGCGAAGATGAGGAAATCGAAGCTGACTCTTACTTTGAGCAGTATGACCCTAATGGTTACAATGACCCTACCGAAATGACCGAAGAGAGAGCAGAAGCAATCGAAGCTAAGATGGACGAGATTTTAACTGCTATCTCTGATGAAGAACTCACACAGGAAGACATTGAGTCTTACATTGAGGACAATGCTACCGAAGCAGAGATTGACCTCTTGGGTGACGACTATGATGACAATGAGTTAATCAAGCTGTACATGGAACTTGTTAAGAGAACAATCGACAATGATGGTAACGAGTGTGAGCCGGGAGAACCTTATGAAGTAGGTGACAGAAATATGTGCTGTGGTCATGAACTGAAATATGTTAAGAAGACCAAGAAGTATATCTGTAGCCACTGCGGAACAGAGTACGAAGACTAATAATCACACCAGAGCAGTAAGGGGTAGTGCTAACACCACTACCCTTATTTTGCATAATACAGGAGGTATTAGAAATGATTTTATGTGTTAATGCTAACACTTTGAAGACCTCACCAGAAGTCCAGAAAGACATTGATTTAGAGGAAATCTTATTAAAGCATACTTATTACTTTGACACAGCCGAGGAAGCCTTAAAAAGCCATTATGTGCCTTTAGACTTTAGTGTTAGTGTGAGGTCTATGTACAGCAACCAAGTGTTGCAGATTGATAAGCAGGGTCAGTTTAGATACTACACCAACCTTACCAATGTGCAAGAGTTTCCACACAGAGGTTATGACCTTGTTATGTATCTTACAAGTATTGGACTCATGCACAGCATTGATTATAAACTTGGGTTTGATGATGTGATGATGAAGCACTCACAATTCATGCCTATTGGTATTTATAATCCAGACCCTAGTGTTGTTAATCCTATTGTGTATTCTCATATCATTATGTCAGATGAGGGTGCTGAACTCTTGAAGCCATTTTTAAAGGGTGACAGAAACCTTGTTGATATAAGTGTTATGAAGACTGCGTGTGAGGGTAACATTCGTGCACTGCTTGATACAATCATTGAAGTAAAGGAGGAACAGAAAGATGAGCCAGATGACCACAACTAGAAATGGGTTCAAAGTAGAAGATGTGACCTTTAGAAATGCAAGGAGACAGAGTGAGATTGAGAATGAAATTGAACGTGATGAGGACACAGATACTTCTGATGTGCAAGCACCTGTTTCTTTAACACCAGAGCAGGTTAAAGCGTTCTATATGCTTAAGATTGCTAATGCCAAGGACTCCAATGAGAAGAGAGTCTATGCACAGACAATTAGATGGATTGATGAACTGCTTGCAGTTAAGAAGAAGCTGTTATCCATTGAAGCGAAAGAAGTAGGTGAAGTAAAAGATGAAACAGGAATTGATGAAGTATAGTGATTTACAAGACAGATGGAAGACCTCTGTAAAAGTGACGTGTCATGTAGTGAGTGTGATACCTGTTTTAGAAGATTGGGTGAACAGAGTGATTGAAGTCCTTAAGCAGTTCCTTGAAGATTTAGCAAGGGTGTGCATACCAATGATTGAGTCTCTTAGTGAAGCCTTTAAGGAGTTATCAGACAAGTTTGTTCCAGAATTAAAGGACTTACTGCCAGAGAAGTATAGTTATCCACAAAGTTATCCACACTATGTGCATAACTTAAAGTTGAATACAAGAGGATTTCCACAGCCTATAATTCAGTGTGCAAGAAGCAGGTGTTAAATGACACACCTGCTGTCTTGTGTTATAATAAGAATATAGAAAAAGAAAGTGAGGTAGTGATATGTCAGCCTTAGATTTACAGACACTTCATAGAAGTGGAGCAGACAATAAATTTCATTGTACTGATTTGCAGACAGATGAGGACATAGTGATTGATGAAATGTTCCCAAGTGAGTTATGGGATTGTCCAGAAGCATTTAAGATGGCAGGTATCAGAGGTTATGAACCTATGACTGCTAAAGAGTTAGAGACCGAAGAACAGCAGGACGAAAAGTTGAGAGACCCTGCATATTACATTGAAGAGAAGTTTGATGGCACAAGAGCACTTGTATATTTCTTAAGTCAGAAGACAGTTGATGAAGACGGAGAGTTCAATGATGAAGTCGGTTTCTGTAGAGTGTTCAGTAGAAGAATAAGCAAGAAGACAGGGTTCTATGTTGAGAACACTGACAGCTTACCACATTTAAGAGAACTTGACCAACCAGAGTTAGGTGGCACAATTCTTGACGGAGAAATGTTCATTGATGGTCTTCCATTCAAAGAAGTATCAAGTACCTTGAACTGCTTGTGGGATAAAGCTGTTGACCGACAGATTGAGAAAGGGTTTATTTCATTCCATGCGTTTGATATTCTCTTCTACAAAGGTATTGACCTTAGAAAACTGCCACTTGAAAGACGTAAGGAGTACCTACGTTTAGCAGTGGAAGAAGCAAACAGTCCTTATATTAAAGAAGTAGAGTACTTTGACTGTGGAAAGACCATTGACGCAAATGTGTATGATGAAGTCATGAAGAGACTTGGAAATGAAATGTATATTGACCAATTCTTTGATGAGTTATTGGACAATGCAGACACCTATCCACACCTGTATGCTTGTTACAAGTCCAAAGACCAGACCTTGACTCCAAGAGGTTATTATGAACTCATTGTAGCTTTAGGTGGTGAGGGTCTTATCGTAAAACCTAAGTCTGGTAAATACCTGCACAAGCGTGGTTGGGAGTACAGCAAGATTAAGAAGTTCTTGACCAGAGATATGATTGTCCTTGGTTTTGATGAGCCTACCAAAGAGTACACAGGAAAAGATGTACGCAAGTGGGGGTTCTGGGTAGAGAAAGAAACAGATAAGAGAGTCATGGGTAATTTCTATGGTGATAAGAGATATGAGCCTGTTACTAAGTTCTACTACCATAACCAAGTCGGAAATCTGCTGTTAGGTGTTTTCATTACTGATGAAGAATACCAAGCTATGCCAAAGAATAAGAGGGGTGTTATTCACTCTACTTGTGATGGTCTCCATTTAATGGAGGTGTGTGAGTGTGCAGGTTTTGATGATGATACCAGAGAATACTTTACACGCAATCGTGAGAAGATGGTCGGAACTGTTGTCGAAGTAAAAGCCAATGAACTCTTTAGAGACAGTGGTAAAATGAGACACCCACGTTACATGAGACAGCGTTTTGACAAAGAGCCAGACAGGTGTATCTGGTCAGACCATATTGGTACAAGTGAGGTGACTAAGTAATGAAGTGTCCATATTGCGGAGCAGAAGTGCATTTAAAAGACGCAAGTTTTATCTACCACAACAATAAGAGTAAAGATTGGGGTAAAGTGTGGGTGTGTAGTAATTACCCAAAATGTAACTCTTATGTAGGGTGTCACAAAGGAACTGAAATTCCTTTAGGCAGACTTGCTAATGAGAGATTGAGAACTCTTAAGATGGAAGCACATAAGCAGTTTGACCCCATTTGGAAGAGTGGTCTTATGAGCAGAAAAGAAGCATATCGGTGGTTAGCAGATATGTTGAGAATACACACTGATGACTGCCACATAGGTATGTTTGATATTAAAATGTGCCAGAGAGTTATCCACTTATGCAGGAAGCAAAATAACCCAATAATCAATGACTACCGAAACAGAGTTTATGGAAGTCCTACATCAAGCAAGCCTATGTTTACCAGAGGTTATGCTAATCGAAAACACTCAAATAAATAAAGACTAGCATTTTTTTCAAATATGTTATATACTAGGGTAGAGATTTGGAGACAAGTCTTTACCCTTTTATTTTGAAATGAGGTGAGAAAGTGTGAAGAACCTTTTACAAAGTGTAATATTTAATGTAAGACTTATCGTAGCAATTATCATGGACTTTTTCACAGAGAGATATGTAGAAAAAGCATACGCAGGAAGAATTAGTACAACTGAATTAGTGAATAGAATTTACAACTTTTGTGAAGCGTATTCTGGTAGAGTCATGTACCCATATCAAGGTCAATTCTCTAAGCGTATCATACGAAGTGTGTTAGAGAATGATGGTGCTGAAATTACTGCACTGTTTAGCAGACAGAGTGGTAAGACAGAGACAGTTGCTATCACAGTAGGTGGTCTTATGATTATCCTGCCACAGTTAGCAAATATGCCAATGTTCCTAGATGACCCAAGATTGCAGATGTTTAAAGATGGCTTTTGGGTAGGTATTTTTGCACCAAGTCAAAGACAAGCACAGACTACATACAATCGTATGAGAGGTCGTATGATGTGTAAAGAAGCACAGGCAGTGTTGCAAGACCCAGACTTTAGATTAGAGTTCACTACCTCTAATGGTCAGACTGTAGCGTTGAGTAATGGTTCATTCTGTACAGCTATTTCTGCTAGTGATGGCAGTAATATCGAGGGTGAGTCATTTAAGTTTATTATCTGTGAAGAGTGCCAAGACATAAGCAACTACAAGATAAGAAAGTCCATTCACCCTATGGGTGCGGCTTACAATGCTACAATTTGTAAGATTGGTACAGCAACCACATTTAAGGGAGACTTCTACGAAGCAATCAATCGTAATAAGAAAGAGTTTGAAGACGGAAAAATCCGTATCAGAAACCATTTCGAGTACAACTATAAGGTGGTAATGAAGTATAACCCTAAATATGCGAAGTATGTGGAAAGAGAGAAGAGAAGCCTTGGTGAGACGAGTGACGAGTTTAGAATGTCTTACAACCTTGAGTGGATTATTTCCAGAGGTATGTTTGTAGATGTTGAGAAACTTGAAAAAGAATGTGGTGATGAATACTTAGATAGAGTAATGCAAGACCACAAAGCAAACCATGTTGCAGGTATTGATGTAGGTGGTGGAAACAGCAAAAATAGAAATGAAGCAGATAGTACTATTGTAACAGTCGTTGAAGTAGATTGGAATAATCCGGTCTTAATGGAGAAAACTATTGATGAAGAAACAGGTGAAGATATTGTCTATTTAGCTTACAACACATACATTAAAGATTGGTGTGAAATATCACCAGAGATTGCCGAAGACTATGAAGAGCAGTATCATATCATAATGGACTACCTAAAGAATTTTAGGCTTTCCAGATTAGTCATTGACGCAACGAAAGAGTCAAGTTTAGGACAGCGAATTAAAGCTAATGTGAACTATGAAGTGTGGTTATTCACGTTTAGCACAAAGAGTAAGTCCGAGATTTATAAGCACCTACAAACAGAAATCAACACAGGTAGAGCAAGATTTCCTAGAAGTCCAGAAACAGTT